AGTTATTTTCTGGGTTGACAACGTAATGTGGATCGTGTTTTTCTAATGTGGATCGTAAATCAGGAGTAAACATTTGAGTAACTTAATAACATCAGAGTCTTTAGAACTTTTAAGATCTAATAAGACATTTTATATGTCTACTAAACAACCTCTTATGGGATTTAATAGTTCTATAAAGATCTTAAAAGGTCTTAAAAAGTATGATTATACCACAGGAATCTTGTATTTGCAACCCTCAAATGCAGTTTCTGTTAAAACTTTTTGCCCGTTTGCTGATCCAGCAGGCTGCAAGGATGATTGTTTAGGTAAAACTTCTGGTCGTTTATCCATGTCACAGTCTCAACGTGCTATGACTAGGCGATCAATACAGTATGTATTTGACCCCGATGGGTTCAAGGAAAGATTACGATACGAAATAATTAAAAACGAAAAGGATAACTATTGTATCCGGCTCAACGGCACCAGTGATCTTGATTGGTCTGACCTGATTGCTAGTTTACCTAACGTGCAGTTCTATGATTACACTAAAGTTTTCAAGAGGTTAGAGCGCAATACTCTACCCAATTATCACTTAACATTCTCAGCGTCTTTCAAGAGTAACAAGACAATCCAACAAACTAAGGAGGCAGTAAAAAGAAAATATAATGTAGCAATCCCATTGAATACTAAGGAATGCAAGGGTGAGTTCAAGCGTCCCACGGAGCTTGTCATCAATAGTAAGAAGGAATCGATACAGAACTTTGATACTACGGATCTGCGATTTCTTGACAAGCCTTCCAGTATAGGCACTTTAACTCGCAAGGGTTCCAATATAAAACAAAGACTAGCTGAGATGGATCAACCAAGTTTCTTTGGTAATCCTTCCACGCTTGCGTCACTGGCTTGACATGGTTTTGGGGCTGCGCTAAAGTGGCCCCGTCATCACGACAAAGTAATTTAATTATCAGGAGTTCATATGAACACAGTAGTTTCATTTTTCAATAAAACGTCTTCAGATGTAAACAATTTGCGAGACAATGGATACGGCGAGGCAAACTTTCAAGTTTCATCTGCGCCAGTTTTATACAGTATAAAGGGCAGGCTCGAAGAAGTAGAGGGTAAAAAAGTATATTACCGAGAAGATACAGGTGAGTCATTGGCGATCCACGGTGAGCGGTACAAACCAGTATCACATATCCAAATGATTGACACCGCTCGAAATGTATTGGAGAGAAGTGACTTAAACCTTCTTGGTATTAAAGAAACCATTAGGGTTGGCGATGGCGGTTCAGTTTGTTTTATTCGGCACCAGTTACCCAACCATGAAATAACAACTCCCGATGGTGACACTGCTATTCTTGAGATGTTACATATTAATTCATTTAATTCAGTGTGGCCCTATCAGGCGACGGTTGGTGCATTACAAAGTGCTTGCACTAATCATCAAGTTTTTCTTGGTTCAACTGCTGGAATCTACAAAGCTAGACATACTAACAAGTTAAACGTAGACCACGGCGCAAGTCAGATGAATAAGATTATGGGTATATTAGACACTCAGAATGAACTATGGGCCAAGTGGGCTAATTACACAGTTAGCCGTCAAGAAGCATTCCAATATATTGCAGAGGCGACAGGCTCTAAGTTTGCACTTGGTAAACTAAAAGAGGGCGAGACTACAGGATCAATTATGAGTATGCCCAAAGCATACAGTAATGCATCTCTTATGTATGCTTGGACTCAGTACAATGAGCGTTACATGCCAGCCATGGGTAACAATTATTGGGCCGTATACAATGCTCTAACTGATTGGTCGAGCCACCATGTCGGTAGCCGCAAAAATAAAATTGATATACCTGTAGCACAGGTTAAGAGATCCGATAAAGTTCAACAAGTTATTGCTAAGTTTCCATTAGCTGCATAGCTCTCCTGACACCCTGAGCATGGTGTAAAACTGCTCACCATAAAAAACAAGGAATAAATTATGGCTACTTATTATAAAATTCAATCTGCTCCCGCTCCTATCTCTGGACGTTCACGCTGGAAAGGACTATTCTCTGGTATGAAACAAGGTGATTGGTTTATTGTTCCGAAAGAACACTCAACAAGAGCTAGGGCTTCAGCGCATCTTCATTTAGGTAAAGGTATGTATAAATCGTACAGCGTGACCGATGGTGTATGTATTCAAGTAATCAAAGACATTAAATAATAATATTTATTTATCAAAACTCTCCGCCACCTGAGTAAGTGGATAAACTGCTCACTTAATATAACCCCGGGTAATGGAAGAATGGTTTAAAGAAAATAGTTTTAAAAGAGGGACTTATGAAAACTAGGATCCATGTTAATCAACATAACATCAAGGCTAATGCTAAGGGTGCTGAGTTGCCAGTGATTACTGTTAAGGACTACAAACAAAATAGGAAGGCTAATCATGCCGCCGTTGTAGACTCTGAAGGTAAGCCATTAGTTAGTGTTTACTATTGCCCTGATAACCCACTGCCATGCGGTGCTAAGGTTTGGATCGAAACTGAGTTGGAGGTTGTGACCGTTGGATAATATACGTTTATTTGTGGATCATTTTATAGTTTATTCTGAAAGCCGCAAGGCCCTCATTTTAAATTCTGGCACTGCTTTAGCATTTGAAAATAGCTTACGTGATCTTGTTAATACTCAAATGAAAGAAATACTAACTGATCGCATGAAGCATTATGAAAATGTACTTCGTCTTGCTGAACCTCACAAACATGTCAGCCCACAGTATCAACGCACTAAAGATGCTTACAATACTTTAAAAGATTTGCATAACGATATTGCTTTCTGGGGAGAAAAGTATCTTGAAAGGAAAGAAGTATGACTATTGAATTCTATAAATGTTTAAAGGGTTGCAATGATACTCTTGATAAAATGTACCCTAAAAGGAACTGGCCCTCGGGTGCTATGAAAACCCCTAGACCTCACATAGTTGAAATAATTAAAATGCGTCGGCGGGGCTTTACTAATGCTGAGATAGCTGCTACCATACGAAAACCTCGAAAGGTGGTTAGTTCTACTATAAGAAAAGCAGGGTGTCAGTGATGCAAAACTTAATTGACATGTGTAATCACATACTTTATTATTCCACAATCTATTGTGGTCTTGAGGATGTCAGTAATGAGATGCAAGAGGATGCTCTGCGTTTAATGTTAAAGCATGGCGAGGAGTTCCCTGAATCTTTTAGTAGGCTTTATTTAAAAACTCAATTGGAGACAAAATATGAGTGCTACCGATACTAGAGCAGAGTTTTGTGGCATGGTTGATGATTGGTGGTGCCAGTTGTTTGCCATGCGACTAGGATCTCCCTTACCTTCTGAAAAAATTAAGTTTAGATTCATAACATTTGTGGAGGAGCGCTGCGCTGAAGTGGGTAGCTGGAGGATCACTGACGATGACCTATGTACATTATTCCCTGAGTTTATTGATAGGCTAGGCGAATGGTAGAAGATATTTTAAAACTAAAACAAACTTTGCTAAATCCAAAACGCAGCGACAACTTTGACACATGGTATTACCTTGACGGCTGGCGTATGTGTAATATAAAGATTGGTAATAAAAGAGGAACCATTACTCCTAAGTTTGCTAGGGGTAAAATTACGATAGGGATGCGGCAACTCAAAGAAGATTTGAATAGTCTCTATTGGTACGCTGCTAAATGTCACGCTAGTGATAAAGCTAAACAGGAGGGACTAAGCAAAAGAAGAAAGAAATGGGAAGAGGAATACTGTTAAAGATAGTATGGATCGCGCACACGCTATCAAAGGATCGCGTGTATAAAACTCTTGACATTTAATGTGGATCGTGTATCGTAACGTGGATCGTAACGTGGATCGTAACGTGGATCGTGTAATTTTTGTAAAACAAATCATAGGAGTGTTTTTATGGTACTAGAAGGAATCGCGTATTGGGCTAGTGTAACTTCTCCCAACACAACTTTTGAACCTGTGTATACAGTTAATCTAGTTATATCTGATGATAAAGCTGATGAGCTTAGATCACAGGGGATCAAAGTCGTAGACAAGGAAGAAGGCCCTACGGTTGTTATTAAACGCAAGGTTAACGGGCCTAATGGAATGATTCGTACTGCGCCAAAACTTCTGGACTCTCAGAAAAAACCAATTGATTGTAAGATTGGTAATGGATCTAAGGTTAAGGTGCAATACAAACCTTGGGAAATTTCCCGCAGCGGTACTGTGTATCGTGGCTTGGACTTTCAAGCTATGCAAGTCCTTGAGCTTATTTCGTACTCTGTCGATGGTGATGAGTTTGATATTGAAGACGATGAAGAGGAGCTTAGTGAACTATGAGTGAAGAAACTAAAGGCTGGACTTTTACAGCCGACGATGGAACCTATGCCGTAGAGAAATTTACGGATGACATGAAGCTTGCATTCAATCTTTTGCTGGAGACAGACAAAGAATTGAGAGTGGCACAAAAGACTGCGGCTAAACTTGACATGGCTCTGAGGGGATTCAATTCCTCTATAGCTAGTCAGTTGACTAAAGAGATGTTAGTAGAGCAGAAAGAGGAAGAGGGGGAAGAAGAGTTTCCGGGTTTTGCATCTTGAATGGGGGGCTTCGGCCCCTTCTTTACATTTGGAGATATTAAATGGCATTTATAGCCTACCATAAACCTTGTCCTTTATGTGGGAGTAGTGACGCCGCCAGCATTAATGACGATGGTTCGGCATATTGTTTTAGTTGCTACGAGCGGATACCAAACTATGATGATCCAGAGGAAAAAGTGGAAGACTTCAAAACTTACAAAAATAATTCTATGAATACTAACGAAGGAGAGTTTTTAGAACTTACTGATCGCAGCATCTCATTAAACACCGCTAAAAAGTTTGGTGTTAAGTGTACAAAAAACTCCGATGGTTCTATTAACTCTCATATGTACCCTTACTACATTGCTAACGAGATCGTGGGCACCAAGGTTAGGGACTGTAAAACTAAAGAGTTTATATGGCGAGGCTCTCCGAAAGGTACGATGCTTTTTGGGCAGCAGTTGTGCCAGACAGGTGGTAAATTTATTACCATTACAGAGGGCGAGTGTGACGCTATGGCGGCATACGAAATGATGGGTTCTAAGTGGCCTGTGGTATCTGTAAAGAACGGTGCTGGCGGTGGAGTTAAAGACGTTAAAGAAAACTTAGAGTTCCTTGAGTCTTTTGACAACATCGTTATTTGTTTTGATAACGACAAGGCGGGTAAAGACGCAGCACAAAAAGTCGCAAGACTGTTTAAGCCGGGGAAGAGTAAGGTAGTTCAGATACCTGATGAATTCAAAGATCCAAATGATATGTTGCGTAACAATCGCAGCGCGGCGTTCATGGCTTCTTGGTGGTCAGCTAAAACCTATACGCCTGCTGGTGTTCTCGACATTACTGAGATGAAGGAAGAGTTTTTCAAGAACGATGAAAAAGAATCTATACCTTATCCTTGGGTCGGACTAAATGAAAAATTATTTGGGATACGTCAGGGCGAGTTAGTTACTTGGACGGGTGGATCAGGCTTAGGGAAGTCTAGTGTCACTAGGGAGCTTGAACACTGGCTTCTAAAAACAACTACAGATAATGTAGGCATACTTGCTCTTGAAGAAAACTGGAAGCGAACAGTATATGGCCTTCTTTCTATTGAAGCCAACAAGAGATTGTATATAAAACAAATTAGAGATGAGCTACCTGCTGGAGAGCTTTCTAGTTACTTTGATAAACTCCATGACAAAGAAAACGCACATCGTCTAATTGTACATTCGCACCTTGGGGTTCAGGATGTAGAAGAACTATTCTCTAAATTACGTTACATGATTATCGGACTTGATTGTAGATGGGTTGTCATAGATCACTTAGGCATGATGACTTCTGCTATGGGTGAAGGAGATGAACGTAGAGCTATTGATAACATTATGACTAGACTTCGCTCTCTTGTCGAAGAGACAGGCGTAGGTATGATGCTTGTGTCTCACTTACGTCGTGTGGATGGCAACAAAGGACATGAGAATGGAGTTGAAGTATCTTTGTCACATCTCAGAGGCTCCAACGGTATTGGTCAAATATCAGACTGTGTGATTGCACTTGAGCGTAATCAACAGTCCGATGATCCTATTGAAGCCTCTACAACACGTATACGCATATTGAAATCAAGATACACGGGCGAGGTAGGGCTTGCAGGACATTTGCTTTACGACAAGGATACTGGTAGACTCAATGAAATATTTGTGGACGATAATGAGGAAATAGAACTTTGAGAAGGCTAGTTTTTGATATTGAAACTGACCCTATTCCTGCAACTAAAATATGGTGTATATGTGCATTAGATATTGACACTGGTGAAGAGTACAAGTATGGCCCCAGTGAGCTTGAAGAAGGATATAAACTTTTATCCTCTGTCGATAAACTGATAGGCCATAACATCATAGGCTTTGATGTGCCAGTTCTTAAAAACTTAGCAAGAGTCGATCTGACCGACAAGATTCTCGTGGACACATTGGTATTGTCAAGATTATTTAACCCAGTTCGTGAAGGTAATCATGGTCTTGAGCGTTGGGGCTACGCGCTAGGTTGTCCTAAGATTGAGTTTGAAGATTATGATAGCTTTAGTCAAGAGATGATGGACTACTGTATGCAAGATGTACGGTTGAACAAAAAAGTCTTTGATGCCTTGAAGAAAGAAAGCAAAGGATTCTCTCCTGAATGCGTGGACATTGAGATGGAGACTTATAAGATAATCTGCGCCCAGCGTGACAAAGGTTTTCTTCTTGATGTAGAAAAAGCTTCTTCACTACTTTCTGAAATATCCAGCAAGATGGATGATGTAGAAACTAAAGTGCATGAACGATTTAAACCAAAAGAAGAAACTGTTTGGCTTTATCCCCAGTATAAGAAAGATAATTCACTATCTAAATCAGCAACTACAAACTTTGGCAAGAACACAAGACTTACTGAAGATGAATTTGAAATAATGAAAACTAGTAACAAAGTTGCAAGGGTTCACGTAACAGATTTTAAATTAGGGTCACGAAAACAAATAGGAGAATATCTAATACAGTTTGGATGGAAGCCTGAAGTCTTCACACCCACTGGACAACCACAAGTAGACGAGAAAATACTTTCAAAAGTAAAAGATATTCCTGAAGCAAAACTAATTGCTGACTACTTGATGTACCAAAAAAGAGTTGCTCAAATAGAATCGTGGCTTAAAAGCGCAGATCATAACAACAGAGTAAAGGGATTCGTAAATAGTAATGGCACTATTACAGGGCGTATGACCCACAATAGTCCTAACTTAGCACAAGTTCCTAGCAGTAACTCACCCTATGGTATTGCCTGTAGATCTTGTTGGACTGTTGCAAAACAACATAAACTAGTGGGTATTGATGCCAGTGGTCTTGAGTTGAGA